CTCTTTGCTCACTCCATCAAATGCAGCTTGTTCTTCTTTTGTTGGTTCTTCCGATTCCATCTCTGGCTCAAGAATTTCAGTTACAACACCACCAACGGTAACTATGTATTTACCTTCTGCGGTTTCATGCTTACCATCAGGCGCAGGAACATCATTACCTTCGGCATCCTTTACAAATAATGGACTACCAACAGCAATCATTTCATCGGGTGAACTTACTTCCGTTCCATCTTTCAAAATAGCAACGGACATCTTTACAGGAGCAGCACTTTCAATCTCGCCTTCGGCACTTAGCTTAATGCCAAATGATTTCAGACGATCTGCGTACTTGCTCACGATTTCATTTACTTTATTCATTGTTCAAATTATTTTCTCAACTATATGTAGCATTCCACCTACTTTTGTTTTGTAGTTAGTTTTGTTTTGTTTAGTTTTCTTTGTACGAAAAACCCCCTAAACGTAGGGGGCTTTTTGTTTGTCGGGTAAATAACGACCTCACGAATTTAACTCGGTGGTCAGTTCTCTCATTATCTTTTCAATCTCTTGCTCGGCAAGATATTCATCGCTTAATTCGGTAAAGAATCCTTCCAATGAAAATCCTTTAACATCGCCTTGTTTTATTGATTGCCAAACCTCATCGTTATCTACTTTCATGCCAATGCACCATGTGCCATCTGGGAAGTTGAATCCAAAGTTTTGGCTCTTATCATGCTCACCTTCTTTAATCCAACTCTCAACAACCGTACAACCTGTAATAGGAATCTCATGTTGAAGATTTGAGTTGTGGTGCATATTTCTTTTTAGATATTCTTGAGCGATTTTATTGATTGTTTCTGCGCTGTATTTCGCGTAGTATTCACCGCCTAAAGAATCAACTCGGTAAATCAATTGTTCGGGAAGCATAACCGCACCATATAACATCCTTCGCTCTCCTTCATCAACTGCCGCATGGTTCATTTTCTTTGCGGATTTCAATGCGACAAAATCAATTTCAATTGCTGGTTTGTCTACTAATGAAATACAATTCACACCAAGATAACCGCTGTCATCAATGGTGTATTCAATTACTTTTACTTCGTTCATTTTATTTTATTATTCGTGATTGGTCTTTTATTTTTTGCTCGGCTTCTTGCGCTGTACTTACGTTTGTCGCAAGGACATATGTTTGTAGCGGTTGCGGCTGATTTGTTTGCCCATTGATAAAAGAAAGGTCTAACGCAGGTGCGTTGGTACTACCTCCACCCATTCCACCACCACCACCTCCGCTTGGTGGAGTTACTCCAGGTGGCGGTCCTCCATCTTTATTGAATCTCATTGAAGCAATTTTAGCGATATTCGCTGCTCCTACTGCGGCTGCACTTCCTGCCATAATAAATGGATATGCAGGGAATACAGTTGTAATGGGTGATGCTTGCGCGGTTTTAAATGCGTTTTGTGTGGCTTCAATTGCGGCAATTGTAGCTTGTGCCAATGACAATGATTTGCCAACTTTAAACGATTGTTCCGCATTCAATATTCCTGTTGTGGTTAACAAATCATTCAATCCAATTAACCCATCAATCGTGGCTTTATAGATGTCATATTTTGCCGCCTGTAACGCTTTTTCACCTTCGTATATCTTTCGTCTTTTTTCATCTTCCATCGCAATCTCCAACTGTGCAGCTTGCATCTTCAATTGGTGTTGTGTGTCAAGAATCAATTTAGTATTATCAATGGACGATGCTAATTGTTTCGCGTCTTTTGACTTAATGAATGTAATTTCTTCATCTGCACGCTTAACGGTTTCTTCGGCTTTTTTCGCGGCCGTTGCTTTATCCATCTCACGCAATTGAATCTGATAGCCAGCATAATCGCTTTCCATCTGTTTAATTGCATCTCGTTGTTTGCTAATGTTATCGTCTAAATTGTTTTGAACTTCTTCGGGATCAACAAGAAAACTTGCCTCGAAATCAATTAACCCTTCCGCTAAATTGGAATTAATTCCGGGAATGGCATTTGCAATCGTATCAATTGCTTTTAATACAACGAACAAAGGAGCCTGTATAAATTTCAATACACCCTCCAAAATCTCTCTGTTTCTTTTAGCCGCTGCGATTTGTGAATCTCTTTGTTGAACGGCCGTTTCTAACTGCACTTTAGCATCTGCAATTGACGTTTGTAAACGCGTCAATCTGTATTGAACAATCTCCTTTTCACTTCTACCTTGCAATTTCATTGCGTTGACCTCTAACGCGCTTTGGTCATACGCTTTTTTTGATGCTGCTGCCCTTGCTTCAACTGCTTGTGCTATATCTCTTTCGACTTGACTAATTCCTTTCAACGCAGTTTCAAAAGCTGGAATGGCTCTAAAAACTTTATCCATATTTGCTGCAATCAATGCAATGGTTCCTGCAATTAAAAAGATAGGATTGGTCAACAATGCTCTACCAACTGAACCCAATGCACTTCCAAAACCTTTGATGGCATTCGTTAAATCATTGACTTTAAAATCTTGCAACGCACTTCCAACACCTTTTAGACCTGTAATGGCATTATCAAAATCCAATGACATGATAGACGAACCAATCATGCTGAATGAATTGTTCAACCTTTCCAATGGCGCACCACTAACGGTATTCACTGACCTACCCAAATCATCCATTTGGTCTTTCAGTTCACCAAGACGCCTTTGTACTCGGTCAAATTCGGCAGTACCTTCGGGAAGTGTGGCTAATTCCTCACGCAGCTTACGCATTTGCGTACGCATCGATTCGACTTTCGGTGTGCCTTGAATATCTACTTCAATAACTACTTCTTGCTTTGCCATTAGATTAAATTAAAAATGTACATAGTTCCCAAAATCATTGTAGCAATAACGCTCAAATTAATGAGCATCGTTAGCCAATTTGGCATATTGTTTTTATTGTTTGGAAGATTCGCGCCATGTCCCAATTCAATTAATTGTTGGACATTCTTAAAAGTCATTTGAGGATTATTCATAGTGATATTGTGTGAACGTGGTTAATGCTGTTAACTTGATATTGTTTTCTGGATAGGTAGAACTACCTACTAACTTGACGCGTGGGTAAAATGTTTCTCCACTTATTACCACATCCCAAACGAGATAGCCTGTAAAATTGTTGAATGTTTCATCGATGGTTGTTGCATTGATGAATAGAACGGTTGTTGATCGGTTAATGATATGCAAATTGTATTCGCCTGTTATCGTTCCATCCGCGCCAGTGTTCTGCATTCCACTCAACAAAACCTTCAAAACCCAAATGGTATTTGTTGGGATATTGTAGCTTGTTGCACCTTCAATGAGCAAATCGATATAAGTTGTGTTATTGGTGAAATTGCCAATGCCGTATAAATGAACGATGCCACTTTGAACTTGCCCACGATAACTGCCATTACCGCCAATGGTTATTCCTTTGTTGATTGCAGTTGCATCACTACCGACAACGGTAACTGCGCCTAAATCAGTTGCTACATAATTGTTTTCGCCAACAATTAAACTATTGTCATTACCATCGTTCACCGTGTTATTTATTCCACCAACAATGGAACGGCTATTAGTTGGGAAAACTAAATTATTTGGTATTTGCAATAATTTAGTGGTGTCAACATTTACATCTTTTACAAGTTCTTTGATGTCGCTTGTTGTTGATTTTCTACCACCGCCATCTTGCCTAACTGGATAACATTTACCTTGTTCTTCATTCCAATTGTAGCCATAAAATTCACAACACGTTTGATTCCCTCCAGTTAGTTCACCTTCGGCATCCATGAAAAGAACATAAAAAGTATTTGTAATACTGTCAATTGTCAAATTACATGGCGCAGATGTACTCACAATTTTTATCAATTTAACTTGTACACTTTCCTGCATACCGACAACGTAATCTTTAATTTCTAAAATTCGCCAATACGAATCTTTAATGAAGATTTTATCGTTGTATCTGAAATTGTAAACATCCGCAAATTCGAGCGCGAAAAACGCTTCCATTATTCGTGCATCAGGCGCGTAAATGTTTTCTATGTAATCGTTCCAATATCGTTGGTAAAGCGTTTTGTAAGGAATTGAAGTTACGCGATGCAATGGTGTTTCCTGTCCAAAGTTGTAATCGTTTGAACTTATCGTTGGTGTCACATTTTGATAATGACTAAACATTGGAAGAACGAAATTCGTGTCAATGGTATTGGTATCATCATCCAATATATGAATCGTCATTGTATCGCTTGTTCGGTACAGTATTCGCGGAGTTGGATTCGTATATTCGTTTTTATCATTAACGAATTTAGCGATGGGATAATTGGTGTTTGGAATCAATGATAATGGTGTGCTTCCAAATTCAACTTCGATTTGTTGATTCTCAACCGCAAAATCATTTTCAGCATCAATCAATTCCAATCTACCATACACGCGATTCCCTTGCGTGTTGTAAAGTTTGTTTAAATAGTCATCTGACTTCTTATATGTCCATGTGTTTATCTGCGCTTGGTAGTCGGTTGTTGGTGTTAACACGATGTCTTTGCTAATATCAATCTTGTTGCTCCAATCTTTGAAATCCCCACTTTGCAAAAATTCATTTAGTGGTATAAATGACAACAATTTAGAATTGAATTTATCTGGAATAACAACCAAGTTGAACATCTTGAAAATGGCATTCATGAACTCGGTGCATTTCATAACAGGCGCATTCGCTACCCAATCAACTGCGTTACCTAAAATTGGTTTGCTCACATAATCACAAAAGAAAGTCGCTGGTAAGTCATTCGGATAAGTCGTTTGTGAACTTGCATCGCGCAATGTGAGAGTAACATTTATTGGATTTGGATTGATGTCGAAAAGTATTGGTCTGACTGTTTCCCCTGCGTTTAAATAGACATCACTATCCCAATCAGCACCAATACCACAATTGATTGATTGGTACTGCGGAAAGGATGTTCCACTCGTCCAATTAATAAACAATGTTCCACTCGTCTGAATAGGTGATAATCGATAATCGCCATTTGTATCTTGAATCAAAAAGGCCAATTGACAACCGCCAATCCCATCCGCGTTTTGCTCAATGTTTATATTCGTTTTGATTTTATATCTACCGCTAAATGGCGCAGTGAATAAATTGTTCACCACATAATTCAATGGATCACTCACTTCCGTTAGGTTTGGTATTTCGTAGTAATAAATCGCGTTACCGCTTGGCAATACCAATGAAGTAAAATCCGTTCCATCAAATGTGATTCCATCGATACCATTCTCTAAAACGAACTGCGCAGCTTGTGTATTTCCGATTTGTTGAAATACATTTTCTTCGCTCGTAAATGGTATGTACAACTCATTCAATTCATTAATTAATGTTGCACTATCTCCACTATTCAATTCAAAACCACTCAATGACATTATCTTATCGAAGATGTATTTGGCCTTCACCATTGGAGTTAAATTCCCAGCTTTGATGATATTCGCTTTTGTGGTTGTATAAATGGAAGTACCTTCGGTAACTGAAACATTACCAACCCAACTATCACCTCTATCTGTTAATGCCAAATCAACATTACCGCCTCCAATCGTTCCGTTTAGAATATCTAATGCACCAAGATAATTGACAATGAAATTGTAATCGTTATTCAATTCAACTGCGATGTAATTTTTAAAATCTGCGTCAACAATATTCTTGAAGAAATCAATCACATTACCAAAAAACACAATCTCATATTCGCTGATTTTTCCTTGTTGAGTGTAACTCGCTTTCCATTGAATGTTCCCTTCCATTACAGGCAGCGTATCAACCGTAATAATCGCATTCAACTTTCTTTTCGGATTGAATGAACTGAATTGATACGTGTTGTTTTCAATGAATCCAAATATCTTTGAATTGTTATCAGTGGCAGGAATGCGGAACGTCCTTGAATAAGTAGCTTTCGCTTTCAAATCTTTTATGTCCGTGAATGAGTATTGAAGCGAAATTGTTTCGTTCAAATATAAATCCATGACGTAAGGAGTTTCCGTTCCTTGCGTGTAAACTATTAATGCTGTTTCCATCTATTATTTATTATGGGCAATTTCCAAAACCAATCGTTACATAAATGTTTCCGCTATACGTTGTACCACCACCCCATACAGGTAGTTTTAAGTAAAATGTATTTGCTCCATCACTCGTTCCCCATACACCTGTTGCGATGATTGGCGTTCCTGGCGTCATCATTGCAAACGGTGTTTGGCTACCTCCACCTGTTAACACATTACCAAGTTGAATTACTCCCAATCGCGATGGTGTTGAAGGTGGGCTATCTGTATAATCAATGCTCACGTAATACGTTTGTCCACCGATTGGAGTGATTCCACCTGTTCCTAAAACTCTAACCGTTATATTACTTCCCCTCGTTGCATTTGTCAAAACGATATTACACGCATCGCCAAAATTCGCTCCAAGATTTAACCCCGAATTTCCACCAACTTTTGTGAAGCTTGTAAAGAACTCGCATGGGTCAGGAGCAGGGATTGGATATTCCGAAGCGGTTATGTTTATCGTTTCATTGTTGGAAGCCATTTGCAATCGTAAGTTCTGATTGTACTTCTTGTAATTGCGTTCACGCTTCATTAAAAATCCGTTATCTTCAACGACAACAGGAACGATGGAATAACCATCCACGTTATCATCAACTATCCAAACGCTTTTACTCATGAACAAATCCTTCATGTATTTGAACTCCGATTCCGTTAACCAATCGCTTGTTAGATTGATGAACGTATTTACAATTGGTTCGCGCTCGGTTAATTCACGAGTGTAGTTTTTTGTTGCGTATGGATCTGTGGATGTCGCGTTGTTAAAGTCACCTTGATAGCTTCTGTATCTTTTGCGCTCAACTTCAATTGAACGCTCATTCTTTTTGATGAATGAGTAACTATCCCAACCACCCATTTGATTTAACCAATACACGTGAACTGGATTGTACTTGCAATCCTCTGAAATGTAGTAACCGTATTTAGTAGTTACTTGTTCATCGCTCGAATTGTAACCTGCATAAACGTAAAACGCGGTATCATCGGCAGTCGTATCGTCAACGTAACCGCCATTAACAAGATTCTTCAACCCAGTTGGAATGAACAACAACGAACCTGCATCAAAGGTCATTGGAATATCAAACGAGAATAACAGCGTTTGGTTGTAATCGTACAAATCAAAAGTGAAATGGTCAATTGAATTATATGGATAATTTGAATTGATGTATGTGTTATCGTCCGCAACCCACGCATGGATGTCGTATGCGCTGTCGGTTTCTTCCATCACATCGGTACGCGATATGTATCTCCAATTGATAGCTTCCGATTGGAGCAACGAAGGTAAATGTAAACGATGTGCTAAAGTTTCTTTGTTAAATCCAATCTCATCATCGTAGTTTTGACACAATGCAAGTGGCCGCGTGTCATTCGTTCCCATCATGATAAAGTTTTGTTTACCGCTACCATAAATACACATGAGCGAATAAGTAACCGCAACGGTATCATCTTCCGTAAAAATCCCACCTACTTCATATCCTTCGTACAATTCAATCGTAAATGTATTCACGTTGTTTTTTGTGGTTAGCATTGGAGTTGATGTTTGCAATACTACATCATCGCTGCCGTCAAAAACAATCGAATTTTGAACGAGTTGATTGAATATCGTTTTAGCGTTAAACACTCCGCTATTGACTGCGTTTTGGCTAATGTAAAACTTGTAATCGGTTGAAGTGTTGTTGTCGGTAATAAGAACAATGTACTTAAATCCAGGTTGTGCGTATTCGCTCGATGTCATTGTAAACGAAACATCATTATTTGAATAACATAAACCTGTAAATGCGTCAATCCCTTGCGCGGTTAATCCTGTTACTGCTGTTGTGTATGCCATTTATATTTTTATTTTCTTTTGCAAATTATCTTCAATTACTAATGTGATTTCTCTATTCAATGCGTCCTCAAATTCGGGTTGAAAATCCACAATTGTATCGGTTACTGCATCGCGCCAATAGAACAATGGAGCAATACCATTGATGCGAATTTTGCGCGTCAAATGTCCTGCCAATCCACGATATGCGCGCTCCTTTGCTTCAGGTGTTTTGAAGGTCATGAATGAACCATTCGCGTTGCGTGGGCGAATACCTTTAATCTTCATCCAATCGTAAATCGCCTTTTGCATCACTCCCATTTCACCCTTCGCTGGTTTTGATCCTGCACCTCTTCGGAATGAATATGGGCTACCTTGATTACGCGATAATCCATTCACACCTTGCTCAACAAAATCAGCGTAATTACTCGCTTTACCTTTTGCGAAAAACTGAATCTTACTACTCCTTCCATCGTAATAAAATGAAAGCGAATTGCGCAGTGTGTCAGTTGCAACGGCTCTGCGTTTCTTACCTCGCACCGTTCTATACACTCCGAGATTAAGCATTGCACGTTCAACGACTTCTTGACCAAATCGCTTCATGATTGATGTTAATGGTGATTCAGCCATTGATGAATTGATTGTAAGCTGTGTTGGGATCGTTCACTAATAAGTTAACGAGTACATCAATACCTTTACTTTCGAGCGCAGTTGTAAACTCAGTGTTTGACTTTTCCCACGCAAAAAGAATAGTACCCCAAGTTGTTGTTGTTGGAATGGATATTCGTACAATCTCTCCTAAATCTTCTAAAGTGTAGTTCATATTGTGACCATTATTGCTAAGCAATTCACCGCTGCGGATGCGGCAGATGCGTTATTAACTACTTTTATACTTGCGTATTGACCTGCCGTATATGATACGCTGTTAACTGTATTACTATAAAAATTACCCAAGCTTCCTGCAGCTATCGTAATAACCAAAGCTGTATCTGCATTGTTTTTTCGTAATGTAATAACGAGTGAACCCGTAGCTGGTTGAGTTGTGGAAGTGCCAAAATACAATCTGCTCAATGTACAATCTTGCGGAAATACTGTTACTCTTATGTTTTCACTTATTGACAATCCACTACCTGTTAATCCAACATAATTTGTTGCACCTGCCGCAACCGATGTATTCGCATTGCCGACTGTTCCTGTTAAAAATGATGTACCACTTCCAGTATTTGCTTTTGCGTTCAATTGCGTTTGGATGTCACTCGTTACACCAATTAACCTACCTAATTCAGTTGTTGATACAGCACTAACCGCCACCTTTCCACCGCCATCACTAACCAATGCACGACTGCCTGTTAAGTTGGAACTTGTGATCGTACTCGCTGCGCCTGTTATGGTGTCTTGTTTAGTGCTTAACGCATTGCTCTTTTCCCAAAGTGATGTCGTTGTATTATACTTCAATATGTCATTGTTCGCAGGACTTTGCGCACTGACATTGTGAAGTTCTTGCATCTCGTAACCATTCTGAACACGAACATACATTCTTCCTGCGCTGCCGTTGTTCGCAGTTGTAACGAATCCCAAATACACTAAATGATTTGGTGCATACGGCTTGACATTTGTAACTGTTCCTGCGGTTGCTCCTAAATAAACAGCATCGCCATCCGACCATGTAGAAGTTGGGAATAAACTCAACCCATCGAGTTGACCATTGACGATGATTAAACCTTTTTGATTCGCTGCAATGGATGTACTCAACACAATTCCAACGGTCTGCGCACTTGTTGCATCACTGCTATTAGAAGCAAGTTTAACGGTCAACCTATCGCCAGTACCACCGAATGCATATACCGCTTGCCCTTTGGTTATTGTTGTCGCTTCATCATTGGTCACATAGGCGAGTAATGTGTTTGGTGCTGTTCCAATGACTTGAAATCCGTTTAATGTGCTGTTGTAAATACAAAACATTTCAGCACCATCGATGATGTCACCACCAATGAGTAAACCATTGTTATTGCGATACAAATCTTTAGCACCTAATGAATTTATATTCAAGGTGCATTGTGTTGTATTGCCTGTTGCGAATCGAATTAAATACGCATCGCCATCATTGTAGGCGGTTATTCCTGTAATGGTTGTTGTATATGTATCAGTTCCGCTTGTTGTTCCTTTTGGAATACCACTACCGCCACCACCACCACCAGGAATTGTTTTCCATGTGTTGTCCGCTGCGAGATAATCAGTCGTTGCGGATGGTTGGTTAGTTGTGAATTGTACCTTCTTTGCCATTGTTATTCGTTGTAAGGAATATCACACGCGTTCCATTCGTAATCAACGGTAATATCAATTGATCCCTGCACACCACTCAACACATTGCTAAATTCTTCAATGAACGGTGTGAACTGAATGGGTTTGGTAATGATAACCGATTCATCGAATATCTGACCATTCTCAATCTCGTTTACTAAATCAGCAAACAACAACACGCAATCGCTAATTGCATGACGTTGGTATTCTGTTTTCAGTTCTTTGTCGCGTGGTAAATCAGCGAACACAATTTCGAGTGAATAGGTAAGTTGTCCAGCGTCAATACTGAACTGATTTGGCACAACGTGCATGAATGGGAACTCATCTTCCTTTTCTAAATCCGCTTGGCTTATTTGTCCATGCGTGAATTTTCTAATCAATGCGTGGTTATCCGCGAACTCTTTTAGCTTCGCGATGATTACGTTGTATGTGTATAAAGATGAATCGCTCATGTCTATATGTAGCCAAATGACTATTTTTTAGTAATTAATTGCTTTTGGAATTGTGCGTAATCAATTTTGTAATTCAGATGCGCGAATATCGTTGATGCTTGGGTTTTAATAATCGCATCGAATTTGGTTACATCCCTATCAGCAATTTCTTCGATGACATGAAACCAACCATAATTACTACTCAACTCGCTGGTTGCTGTAACGCTTCCTGCATCATCGCTATCGCCTTCTTCAGTTCCGTCATCATCTGATTGTCTGAAAACTCTTGGAAAGCTGTCAACAATTCTTTTTCGATATTCGAAAAAAAAACCATTGCACCATTCGCTATCATTAATGGCATCTCGTTGAAATCTTCCGCGTTCTTTAGATGAATTGTCGAATCGTAATCTTCGATTTCATAGCGATTGATAAATTCATTTTTACAAGGTCTGAATAGGATAGCGAGTAACTTATTCAAATGCTTGGGGAACTCATTACAATTGGCATCCAAATCCAACCATTCTCCAAACGTCATGGAGTTAATGTCAGGCACGAATCTGTATTTGGTGAACTTGGTCATGAACTTAGGAACGTGTTTCGATGGGATAGCCAACAACGCTTCATCGAATGAATTTTTGATATCATTCATTTGCGATGGAGTAAGCAATAACACCTTACTGCGTGGCAGTTTAGTAATCGATTGAACTTGGTTGATTAAATCGCCTTCATTCATGGCGAATCCAACGTACTGACCAACCGTTATCTTTTCGGGTGAAAGGTCTAAATTAATCTTCATATCTCTTTGCAAGTTCGGTAATCCATTCGGTGTAAAGTTCGGTGACTTTTGTTTTGGCTAATCGCTTCCGTTGTGCAGGTTGTTGCAACCACATTCCAAACAAAACTGCAATTGTGAACGCTGATTGTGCTGGGTTGTTTACTTCGTTATTTTCCATCCTAATTGATTTACGCATACTGCGTATCGTTGTTTGTCATCTGTGTATTCATTCTTCATCATGTCATCAATCATGCACCTTTCGATGAAGTCCTGTATTGATTCATCCTTTTCTTTTTTTGGTATTGGCATCAGTCAATTTTTATTTGATTCTCATTTAATATCTCATGGAACTTTTCGCGCATCTTATCCAGCGCATCTAATTGTTCGCCATTATAATCTTTGGTATTATACTTTATGGTACTTCTCATTTCTTGGTCAAACTCCCACAACGCAAGATAAACAGCGTTGAGATTCGTGAATCGCTTGTGTTCTTCGATGTCCGCAGGTTCATCCAGGTTGAATTCGATTATTGCTCTCATTCGTTTAAAATTTGATTATATAAATGACGACTTTTTGCAAAATCAATCCATTGTTCTAAAGTTATATGTGGTCTATTAAAGCCATCAGTAGTGTACATGTGTTTATCATTACCAATAAAACAACTGTAACGTATGACATCTGATAAATCAATATCATACATAACAATTCTTTTCGCGTCTTTAACTTCTATTTGGTCTTTAGTAATCATAACTTATCGCTTATAATAATGTTCACAGGTGCGTCATTGTCCCCTGCGTGAACTGTTCTCGCTTGTTTCGGTTTGAAGTATTCAAGTGTTTTCAAATACAATTCACTCGCGATCATTTTATCTTCATCGTTACGACTATTCCACAGCTTATCTAGGAACGCGTTGAACTGTTCCGCTTGGTGTCCTGTTATTGATTCACCCAACGCTTCCCATTGTTTGACCTTTTCAGATTTTGCGCCAACTGGTTTTAATCCACCATGACCTTTCTTTAATCGTCCGTTTTCATCTCGTTCCATAACTAACTATAATTTATAGTTCTAACTTTGATTTGAAGTGATTAATCAACTGTTCCATCTTATGATCGTAGTATTTGACAAAGGTTAAAAAGCCTTCCTTATCTTCCTCATATAGCTTGTAGAGGACATTTCTTAACCTCTGACCATTGCTTTTCTTTTCAATCTCAAAATCCGCTTTTAAATCGTTTATTATCTCCTTCTCATTTGTAGCGAACTCCTCCTCTTTTAGAGCGCAATAAACGAACGATGATTGGAGATTGAACAATTGACCTGCGATTGATGGACTGATTTCGTTAGTCCCTATCACAATGGCCGTTGTTTTGTCCTTTCGTGATTTGATTGATTCTATTTGTGCTGGTATGATTAACATAGTTCAAAGATAGTTATTTTTTGACATAGTTAGGTTTTTAGGTGAATAAAGATGAACACACGTTTCTTCCATATTCATAATCCTTTTTAGTTATCTCTTTAACTTTAATTGATAACTACTCACCGCC